GAATTCGGCGGGGTCGATCCAGCGTCGTGAGCGGTCTTTCATGGGCAATAAAAAACCACCAGTTTTTACGCTGGTGGTTGTCTTTGTAGACCCCTCGGCTCGGTGGTCTTGCTCGGTTCAGGTTTCGCATAATTTGCATTATGAAAACCTGAACCTTCAGCTCATCGAATCACGCGTAGCGCAAGGCCCCGCGCGGGTTCAGCCATTCGATGAGCGGCTTAAAAGATTTGGAAATTTTTTCCCTTTTTTGTTCTTTTCTGGCGCGTGCTTCGTTCGCCAAAATTTTAAAAGCTTCTGAGTCGTCAATTCCTGCTTCATGCGCAAGGATTAGCGCATCGTCATAATCCGGAAGGCGCTCTGCCTTTGAATATCGGTCTAGGCTGCGTTGGTGGATTCCCAGTTCTTTCGCAGCTCTGTGTACCGATCGCCCGTGTAGGGCTTTAGCTATCAGTTCTTGGTAGCTCATAAAAATTTCCAATTTCCAAGTTGAGACCAAATGGTCAAACAATGCGACCCATGGTTTGACCGAACGGCCTTAGACCGGTTGGCGCGGTAAACCATACACCAATTTCCGGCATCCGAAGGGACCGGCTAACTGTCAAGGGGTAGGACATGCAAAAGAACCGCGTTGTTGTGGACATTCACGCTATCACCGTCCGTGAGGGCACGTCGAAGAAGAATGGCCAGCCGTACCACATGGAGGAGTGCGCATGCATGACGACAACGGAGTACGTGAACCCGGAAGGTGTGGTGGTCACGGAGACCATGCCGGGCATGGTGATGCTGCCGAAGCATCTGAACGGGAAGGTTCGTCCGGGGAAGTTCGAAGCGACGGTTGGCCTCGGTCAGTTCGAGGGGAAGCTCACGTTGCGCATCGTCGATTTGTCCCCTGTAGCCGTGCAGCAGAGCGGGACTGTGACTTCTGGTTCTGCGATTGGTGCGACTGCGACGAAGCCTGAGAAGGTTGCGGCGTAACTGCCGCTGTAAGCCCGGGTGTCCGGGTTTTTTCAGTTTACGGAGTCGTGATGGGTCCCTTTTCTGAGTTCGATCCGGTGCGTGCTGCGGTGGGCATGTTCTTCATGGGCGCGAGTTGTTTTTTGACTCTCATCGTTGGCGTCAATTTTTTCTCGTGGATGGAGGCTCGCGCGGATGCAGCGCGTCGGCGTGCGTCTGTGTGGCGTGAGCATTGTCGTTGGGCACGCAGTGATTTCTTGGATGACCTTCGTATGCGCGAAGAGGCCTATCTCGAGCTTGATGGGTCGAAGTTGGATTTGGCCGATGAGTTCCTGCGTGAGGATTTGCATCAGCTTGGCGGTCTGGCAGGGGCTTGGTGATGGCTCAGTGCGTGCAAATCGTTAGTGGTCAGTTTCAGCTTGATAGCGCTGCTGCATCGTCGTGCACGGGTTACCTGTTGCTGACTGCTGATGAGGTCACGCTGTTGCATGCGGTACCGCCGCTCTCGGTGAGCGACGGTGCCCTTATTGGGAGCGGGATGCTCGGCTTATGGGCTCTCGCTTTCGTCTTTCGGTCCGCAGCGCGGGCCATTTATCAACGTGAAGAGGAGTAGGTCAATGAACTCGAATTTCAAGAAAGGTGCGTTTGCTGTGGGTGCTGCCGTTGCTGCTGGTTCGGCGATGGCGGAAGGTGTGGATGTGTCCGCAGTGGTCACCACGCTCGGTACGGGTGTGGCTGCTATCGGTCTGATCGGAGTGGCGATTCTCGGTCTGGCTGCTGTGGTGGCGATCTACAACTGGGTTCGCAAGCCGATCAAGTGACGTGGCGGGGCGCGCTCCCCGTGCCTGTAAGACGCGGGGACTTCGGTCCCCGTTTTTCTTTGGAGGGTCACATGGAAGGTTACTTCGTTCTATTCGCGATAGCGGGTGCTGGATGGATTCTTTTCTCGTAAGGGTGGTGAGCTATGCCCTGGTCGTTTTTCTTGCGTCGTGCGCGCATCTGGATACGTTTCCGCCTGGCTCGTGTGCTACTGGCTATAGCGCTTGTCTTTGGCCCGACGTTGGGTTTTAGTGCGACTGATTCGGGGTCGAATGGTCATATGTGGGTGTCTGGTGGGCAGACCGGTAGTTCGGCTGTTGCTGCGTGTAGTGCTTACGTTGCTGTCGCTTATCCCGGGATGGTGATTGATGGCTATGGCGGTTCGGGTTACTGCTCGGGTCACTGGCCGTCTGATCCTAATCAGTGTGGTGGGTCGTGCAATATCGGTGTGCAACAGTTGAGTGATTGCGCTCCGGGCTATCAACTGCAGTCCGACGGGTCGTGTAAGTCGAATACGCCGCCACCGCCGAATTGCGCAGATCCGTCGCTGATGAATAAGTACCGTGGAGCGGGTTACACCACGTCGTCGTCGCCGGATTCTGTGCCGGATTACATCTGCATTAAGGGGTGTCAATACGATCCGGGTGGAGTCACGGTGACGTATCCGAATCCGAATTCAGTGACCGGTTACACGTCTGGTGGTCGGGCTGGCGCATCGAGTGGCAAGTCGTGTGACATGACTAACTGGCCGCAGATCACGCTTGACGTTGATTTGTCCAATGCGACTGATCCGAAGAACTTGCCGCCCTCGCCTGAGGTATGTGCTGCGCAGGGTCGTTTCTATGGCCAGGTTAACGGCGTCGATGTGTGTTCGCCTGCGATTCCGCCTGGCGGGTCGGTATCTACGAATAACGGTTCAACTACTACGCAGCCTGGTGGGACGGGTGCGAGCGCTCCAGCTGGTACGCCTCCGGATACGTCGAGCTCGAACACGACGTGTGATGGTCAGAACTGCACCACGACAACGGTGGTGGTCGGTGGTGGTGGTCGCACGGTTAATTGTGGGTCTGTGCATGTGTCTGCTGCCAGCGTTCCCGCTGCTAGTGGTCCTGCTACGAATGACACGTGCTCTACGACTGTCACGGTGCCTCAGCAGCAGTTTTGCCAGCAGAACCCGAATGCGGTGGTTTGTAAGGATGACTCCGCTGCAGGCGGTGCTGATTGCAGTGCACCTCCTAGCTGTTCTGGTGACGCGATCAGCTGCGCGATTTTGTCTCAGCAGTGGAACACGCGTTGTGAGCTTCAGAAGGCTAACGATTTTTCTGATTACGGCGTGAAGCTGGTTAATGGTCAGGATCCGATGTCAGGGCAGTTGCCTACGCCCGCTAAAGCGGATCAGGTGGACCTGAGTTCCAAGCTGTCGAACGTTGATGACATGGGCATTGCTGCTCAGTGTCTTGGCAACATTGATGTTCCGCTTTCGCTGCCCGGTGGTGGGTGGAACCTGCACATCGATACGACGCCGTTGTGTGACATCGGCAAGTTGCTCGGCTATCTCAACATGCTGGGCACGTTGATGCTCTGCGCTTACATGCTCAAGGGGAGTTTCTAAATGCCTTTCGCCGCTCTGTTGGCTTCGGCCATTGTTGGTTTTCTCGCGCAGGCCTGCGTGTCGTTGGTGGGTCGTGTGTTGGTTGCTCTTGGTATTGGCTTCGTGATGTTCACCGGTGTTGACGCGATGATGACTGGCATGAAGACGTTGTTCATGCAGTACGTCAACGGTATTGGTTCGATCTCTTCGGTGAGCGTCGTTGGCATCCTCGGCGTGCTGAAGGTTGGTACCTCCATGAACATGATCTTGACGACGTTGGGGATTCGCGCGTCGTTGTCCGGGTTGAGCGGTGGCTCTATCCGCAAGATGGTTCAGAAGTGAGGCCGGTATGCTGACGCTCATCACGGGTCAACCTGGAAACGGTAAGAGCCTCTACACGATTGCGTTTGTTGAGGCGAAGCGGAAGGCTGAGAGCCGTCCGGTGTTCTACTTCGGCATTCCCGAGCTGTCGTTGCCTTGGACGATGCTGGACGATCCAACGAAGTGGCATGAGTGCCCGGAAAAATCGATCATCGTCATCGACGAGGTACAGAAGGTCATGCCGCCGAGGCCTTCCAGCTCGAAGGCGCCGCTGCATGTTTCAGAGCTGGAGACCCATCGGCACAAGGGTTTCGATCTGTTCTTCATGACGCAGGACCCGAGCCTGGTCGATAACCATTTGAAGAAGCTCGCCGGCGAGCACATCCACCTGATTCGTCAGTGGGGCCGTCAGAAGGCGGATCTGTTCAAGATGCAGAAGGTGCAGGATCCAACGAACGCGAACCTTAAGCGTGCGTTGCACAGCAGCTTTCCGTATCCGAAGGAGGTGTTCGGCTGGTACAAGTCCGCCGATGCTCATACGCACAAGAAGGCGATTCCGCTGAAGTACTACATGATGTACGCGTTGCCGGTGGTGGCGTTGGCGGCAGCGCTGTTCGGCGGTTGGAAGCTCTGGAAGATCTCGCATCCTGACGTACCGCAGGTACAAGTTCCTGTTTCTGGTGCCGCAGCTGGTCAACTAGGTGCGCCTGGTGCAGCGGCTGCTGCAGCTCAGCGTGCGCCGATGACGGCCAAGGAATACGTGGCGAGTTATGTGCCTCGTGTGCCTGGCCTGCAGTACACCGCCCCGGCCTATGATGAGCTCACCAAGCCTTCCCGCGTTCCCGTTCCAGCTGCGTGCGTGCAGATCCGTGGCGGCTGTGAGTGCTGGACGCAGCAGGGCACGCGCCTGGAGACCACGCCGCAGATCTGTGACCAGGTGGTGAAGCGCGGCTTCTTTGAAGCGTTTGAGGCCAACGGTCAGATGGCCAGGAGCCAGGAGCGTGTTCAGCCCGCTCCACAGCCGGTTCCTGCCCCGCCTGCACAGGCGCAGGAGGTGAGGGTAGTGGTAGACGCTTCCAGGCCCGCGCAAGCGGCCCAGGAGCCTCGCAAACGCACCGTCATAGGTTCGGGCAAGGCTCGGCGCGTTGATGAGCTCGAAGTCTTTCCTGAGGGCTGATTTTTCGTTACTTAGAAAAGTGTAACAGTAATTGAATATCCGTTACGAGTAACGTAAAATAGTTTCATCAGATCGGGAGGTGAATATGCGTGACGTAACGGATAACGTAACTGGCGAACTGCCTGGTGTAGAGCAGAAGCGTGGTCGCGGTCGTCCGCGCAAGGCTCACGCTTTGACCAATGCAGAGCGCCAGGCTGCGTTTCGAGCTCGGCGCAAGAAGGAGCAGGGTGGTTCCGATCGGAGCGTTACGGTAACGAAAAAGCCCGCTGATGTTGATGCCTACGACGAGTGTAGGCTGGAGGTCGAGGAGCTTCGTGAGCGCGTTGATGAGCTGCTCTTTGAGCTTCGCGAGGCGACGGCGCAGCACAATGAGATGGTCGAGCAACTAGCGTTAGCTCGCAGGACTATCCACAGCTACAAGCATGAGCTGCTGAAGGCTTACGGTAAGGTCGGTGGTGGTGATCCCGTCAAATCTGTTACTCGTAGGCGAGTAACGAAAAAGCCGGCAGAGGAAAAGGTCGTGACCAAGGTTTGCACTCTGGAAGAGTGGCCGTTTCCAGTAGATCCAAAGCGCCCTTGATTAGTGGCGTCTAGCGTCGGGAGTGTCCGCGCCTTTGACTAGGCGGTAGAGGTGGGGCGTGGGCAGGATCTTCGGCCGTTGTCGCACGGCCAGTGCGGCTGGCGGGACCGAGCAGCGGGTACGACCAGGAGCGTATCCATCCCGCGCCACAAGCAAACACCCCCTCTCTTGCAAGCCCGCTTTTGGCGCGTTGGATGGTCTGCTGAGCTGTTATTGGCGGTGAGGGGTAGGGATGGTGGTCTGCGTCGTGTTACGCGCGTCGCGGAACGGAGCGTCAGCGACGGCACGCGGCGCGCGCAGCGCGCCGCTAGACTTGAATCACTAACACTTTAGAACCAACGCAGTAACCGCAAGGCTTTGCGGGCGATGTACCAACACTGAAGTTCCAAAAAGAAAGCCCCGGCGAGGTTTGCAGACCTCCCAGGGCGTGAACATCGATAGATCTCAAGGCAACATCGATGCGTACCACCACTATAGAACAAAACTATCAGCCTCGCCAGTTCGATTCGGGCTTCTACCGCCGCCTGCATCGCTGCGCTCCGTTGACCTCCCTCGCTGTCCCGTTTGACCAACGCAGGGCCGTTCAGCTTCGCCATGATGGCTTTGGTGAAGAGTCCAGCCGGGACGACATCATCGTGCGCGTGCGCCGTTGGCCAGATGGCCAGCGTGAGGTTGTTGGCTATCCCGTCCGTCGTCATTATCAGAACCCGTTTGAAGGCAAGTTCGATGTGAACGTGCCGAAGGTGCGTGCTAAGCGTGGTGAGTCGGATGATCAGGAAAAGTCCATGGCATCAGCCATGCAGCGCGCTCGGCGCAAGGTTCGTGAGCTGGCAAAAACTGCTCGTCTGGATCATCTTTTGACGCTGACCTATCGCGGGTTGATGGCCGATCGTGAGCGCGCTGCGCGGGACTGGAAGGCCTTCGTGCGCCGGGTCCGGAAAGATTCAAGGCTTGTGCGTGATGGTGAGTCTTTCCACTTCGTTGCTGTCATCGAACATCACCAGAGCGGTGGCATCCATATCCATGTAGGCGTTCGTGGCTGGCGCGACGCCATCGCGTTGCGTGATGCTTGGCATGCCGTTGTCGGCAAGGGTCAGGGCAATGTGGATATTCAAGGGCCTAAGAGCAAGGGTCGCAAACGCATTGTGGGCGTACATCGCGTCGCTGCGTACCTGAGCAAGTACATCACGAAAGGAACGCACCACAAGCTCAATGAGCGTCGCTACTGGTCGTCGAAGGGGATCGAGATTCCTGAGCGCGAGACGATCGGTCAGTTCCGATCGGAGAACGATGATGGTTCGTTCCGTGCTGGCATGGATGCAACGATGCGTTACCTCGTTGACACGGGTGCGAACTGGCAGGGCATGTGCACTTACGTGTCGCATGGCCGTAAGTGCTTCTGGTTCTCGCTGGCTGAAGACGGGTTCGATGGTGATCCGTTCGAGCCTGACGACGATGACTCATTCGCTATTGAGGTCTAGCTGCAGCTGCTGTCGCTTGTGGAGTGGGTACAGCGTGCGTCGGTACGCCTCGGCCTTGATCTCGTCAAGTTGCAGAACTGCAACGCTCCATGCAGGAATTGGTCGTGCGCCTCGCTGCCAATCTCGGATGGTTCGTGGTGTTCGCCGAAGCTTCGTGGATAGGATTTTGATGGTGTAGACCTTCGCCCAATAGTC